CAAGGGAGATGGGGCCGTACTTGGTGTGCCCGTCCCTGGCTTTTACAATGGCGATAGAGGGCATGGGCAGGCCGCCCAGCTTCAGCGCGGACATGATGCTGGCCTCATCCTTGTTGTGGACGGCGATCAGTTTGTCAGTCTCTTCGACCGGCGTTTCCATGCTGAACTTCAGCTTGACATTTTGTACGCCACGAGATAGACTATCTACAGAAGCATTCCCTCGCAGAGCGCCGCTGTCCGCAGCGGAAGAGCCATTAATTTGGGGGATGCTTCTTTCTTGCATCTGCCCAATATTATAGATCATCTTACCGTCTGCGCTCTGCGCCGTCGATATCGTAACCTTGTAATATTTCCCGTCAAAGTCTTTGAAAAACGCCGTGCGATAATTCCAACCGCTACTTGCCATGTCTCCATGTCGACTGTTATGATCTACAACGTTCCTGTCCCCCTTGACAGAAACCTGCGCCAACTCGTCAATATGCGATGCTGCATTTACTTTTCGCTCAAATGCCGCCTCGCTCATAGTACGCCCATCGCTAGTGTGGTTGTCGCTCAGTTTCCCTGCCGAGGTCGCAGTCAGGACCAATTCGTCGCCATCCGCGCCGATAAGCTTAACGTCTTGTCCACGGCGGATTTTCCCGTTAATATAGTCTTCCAGCTGTTCGCTCCAACTCTGCGGGTCATTTCCAAAAATGACCTGTCTGTCGGCGCGGACATATTTTTTGCCATCGGCAGCCTCTTCAATGCTCGCCCTGCCATTTATTTTGCTTGGCGGCGCACGCGTGCTTTCCTGCGCAACGGTTTCGCTCTCCACCTTGATATGCGCAAGAAGAAACGCTGCCGCATCGCTGATCTCACTGTCGGCGAAAATGTTCATATCGCCGAGGCTGTCGCAAACCACCTCTTCCCAAATTTCCTGCGCCGTCATTTCGGTGCCGGCATAAGCGTCTGCATACGCCGTGCAGAGGGAGTCGACCTCACCGCCGGTAAAGGTCTTATCGATGCGCGTGCGTACCTCGTTCAAATCGACTTCGCCCTTTGCGATCATATCATGTCCGGCCTCATGCCGCATGATCTGGTACGACGTAAATTCCGGATGATCCGCACGGATAAATACGCGGTCACCTGAAACGTAGCCGCGCACCTGGAACGTTTTCCCGCTCTTGTCACGGAACGTCAGATTATTCCCGGCAAAGAACGTCACGCGCAGACCGCGCTCTTTGGCGAGGTCCTTCGCCTTGCGCATTTCCGCCGTCTCGTTCTTCACAAGATAGACGCTGTCATTGAATGCGCCTCTGCCGATGCCGAAGCTCGCAGTGCTTACTTTTTCTCCATAATCGAGCGAAGCTGCTTCGCTGTCTGCGAAGTGTCGCCCTTCCTTCCGGCCCGGATTTCGTCCTGCGCCTTCTTCCACGCCTCGTACTTCTCCGCGGGGATCCGCACCGTTATCCCGTTCGCTGCCGTTGCGTAAATGTACTGCTTCTCCATGTTCGGCTCCTTCCTGCTGCGCATATTCCGTGCGCAGCTCGTCCATTGTCACATCTCCTGTCTCGAGGGCAAGGCGGTTGTCAGTTACATACTTGTCAAAGCCGGTCGCCTGCACCTCTGCGCCTGCGATCTGCTGCTTTGCTGCAATATAATCCGTATTGGGGGCAACCGCCGTTCCATCAACAGCAGTGTACCCATTCGTTAGCATGTCGTCAAGCACGATCTCGAGTGTTTTCGCCGCTTTGACATTCTCCTGCCCGTTATCGTTGATGATGCGCTGCGCTGCATCAATGATTTGCGTGCGCGTCAGACCCTCGTTCATTGCCTTTCGCATGGCGGGGGTCTCGAATATCTGATTGTTTCTCTGGTATCCGTTTGCCGTCCGCTGCCGCGCGCCCTTCTGCTGTCCGCGCGAAAGGCTTATATCCGCGATACCGGAGAGCTGCTCTGCCGCCGCGCTGTAATAACCGTGCAGCTCTGGGTGGTCGAACTGGAAAGCGTTCACGTTTCTGCCCGATACGTTTTCCTTCGTGCGGCTGTCAATGTGCTCGCCCGTTCCTGCCGCTTTCTTCGCGTCGTTCTGCCCTGCGACATAGCCTGCATAGGCCGTCTCATTCGTCGGGTTCGGGTTCGCTTTGCCTTCCACGCCCGCATTGTAGGCAGGGATAAAGTCCGCGACGTGCTGTGCCGTGTCCTTGCCCTCCTGGTACGAGCCGCGGATCGCCTTGCGCCCGCTCTCACCGAGGGAGTTATCAAAGCGCGCGAATCGGTTTGTCGCAGCTTCCACGCCGCCACCAATACCGCCGAGTGCCGATCCAACAAGGAAGTCATACAAGACATCACTTGCCTGCATGGCGCTGTAATTTTCCCCGATACTTTTCCCGTTATAAATCGTCTGTAAGGCAGGCTGTGCAAAATCAGAGATGACCTCCTCCAAACCTTCGCCCGTAGCAGAAAAGAGCGTTTTCAGCACAGCTTGTCCCGCCACACTCTTTGACAGTTTGGCGACCACATCTTCGACAATTTCATCTGCGGCGCCTGCGCCGTAAATCCCCGCAAGGCCGTCCGATAGCTTTTCGGTCAAGGCCTCAACGCCTCCTGTGCCTACCGAATATGCCGCCCTGCGCAAAAGGCTCGCGCCGCTGTCACTGCTTTCCAGCGCCGCCGAACCTCCTGCGCGGACCGCCAGCGGGATCAGCGAATATCCGGCTGTCACCGGCGCAAGAACCGCGTCTCCTCCCATCTGCACTGCATTTATTCCAAGCGTATTTACGAATTTCCCCACTGGGCCTTTCCCATAGTTTGCAAGGTTTTCTTCCGCTTGGGCCTCGGCAGTCAGTCTCTTTCCTGTTTCATAGTTGCCTGCCGCGATTTTCCCAGCCTCTTCTTTCCAGCGCTTCCCCTTTTCCGGGTTACCAATTAGGTTACCTACTGCTTCTCCCACCGCTGCATTGATCTCATTGAAAAGCCCTGCTGCCCCCAAGTATGACCCCGCAGAGCCTTTCACCCCCGCAGAAACAACATGCTTGGCATCGTCCGCCACGCCCTTTGCCGCGTTCCCGACGCGCTGCGTGACCGTCTGCGGCTTCACGTTCTTCACATGCTGCTCAAGGGCTTCCTTGCTCTGGTACGGCTTTGCGTTTTGCTGCTGCAAAGCGCCCTTGCCGAGGCCCTGCGCAAGCGCATTCTGGTTCTTCGGCATCACGGCATTCTGCTGCACGGTCGGCTGCTGGCGGAACATCGGGCTTGTGCCAGACTGCCGACGGGGGCTTTGGGCTCCCGCGTCCTTTGTCTGTACCGCGGGCGGCGTGCTCTGCGGATCTCCAATCTTTACAAGCCGACCGTTTGCGCCGGTGCCGACCACCGTGCGCTTTTCTTCCTGCTGTTCCTGCGCCGCAGGCGTTGTATTGACAAGTCGCCCCATTTAGCCCTCCTCATAGGAATACCCGTACTGCTTGAGCAGTTTTTGCATTTCTGCTTTCTGTTCGCTTGTCATCATCGGCCAAGTCTTGTCTAATGTGCCAAGGATTCGGCCCCCGTCTCCGTTTTTAAGCGATGTATTGAATCCGGACAGCAGTGCGATAAACTGGCCTTGCGGCATCATTCTGCCGCCACTGTTTCCATCGCCCCCACCGTTCTGACCTTCCAGCCAATCTTTATAGCCGTCATATGCGCCGCTCGAAGAGGTAAACCCGAATTTTTTATAGTTGTTGGCAATATAGCTCTTCGGGTAGCCGGACTGATATGCCGCTTCAAACAAGCCATCATAGTCCGCCTCTCTCGGCGGAGCCGTCACGTTGTTGGAGCGTCTTGTGCCGCTTGCCTTCCCCGCCGCCGCCTGCGCGGCCTGCTGCAATTTATACTGCCATTCCGCATTATAGCGTGCGTCCTCGATGGCGTCGCGTCCCTTCTGGTAGTCGTAGTTCAGCTTGTCCTGCTGCTTCTGATACGCCAGCGCATCCGCCGCCTGCTGGTCGCCCACCTGATCGCGTGCGAGCTGATAGAGGTAATTGCGGTCAGCCAACCAGCGGTTGTAGTTGTTGTCCTCAAGGCCGATGAGCGTATTCAGGTCGGCGCGGTCAGCATTCAAGCCGTCCTGATACATGCTATAGGCAAGCTGCTGTAATTCTGGGATCTTGTCCGTCATCTGGCTCATCTGGTAGTCGCTCGCCTGTTGGCTCGCTGCCACCGCCGCCGTGGACGGCATCCCGCCCGTCATCACTGCCGTCTTGCCGAGCACGTCCTCCGCGCTGCGGTCTGCCTCGCGCGTGTACTGCTTGCGATACTGCTGATAGAGCGGGTCGCTCGCCGCGTCGTAGGAAAACGGCGTGCGATTCAGCAGCGCGTCGAGCTTTGCGCTGATCTGTCCGCTCTGGTCGTAGTTGTAGCTGCTCTCGCCCAGCTTATCGAGCCAGCTCGTGTCAGCCTTTGCAGGGCTCGCGCCCGTGCCGAGTTTGATGTACTCGCTGCCGTCCACGCCGCCGGAATAGTCGTACTTCGCGCGAATTTTCTCCGCTGCGTCGTGCGCCGCCTGCTGGCCCGCCTTGTCTCCCTCGGCATATGCCTTGTTGTAGGCCTCGGTATACTGCCGGATGAGATCAAGGTCGCCCGAATCGTTGATGAGCGTCAGGTCTGTATTCTTGTGTTTGAAATTATCTGCCATTGTTCCCTCACTTTCTGCCGCCCGTCACGTATTCGTACTCGAGCGCATAGAGCCGGTATTCTCCTGTGGCTTTGATTTTTAATCTAAAGTGGTCGCAGCGGCGAATCGGGCAGTTGAGCGTGAAAATGTCTTTCTCCTGCGCCCCGCAGCGGTCGACCTCTTCCCACGCGCCGCCGTCGAACTTGACGAGAAAAGCGATCTTCGCCCCGCTTTCCGCCTCGATGCGCGCCCGCACGCGCTGCACGTGCTTCGCGTCGAACGATCCACCGTCATAGTCGGCAAACTCCGCTTCGCTGCTGACAGCGCCCTCGCGCGTTGCCCCGGTCGGGATATCTGCCGGATTTCCAAGCAGCACGCACCCGCCGTCTACTAAGGCCATGATACCGCCCGAATAGGCCATTTGCACCACGGCAAGCGTATCTTCCTTATGCCACACGCCGTTCTCGCTGCTGTAGCAGTACAACGCCGCCTTGCCATCCTCTTTCAGGCTCACGTAGTAGTTGAGGCCGTCGCTTCCTCCCACCGCGTCAGAGAGGCGCACATCGTCGCCCAGCGTGCGGGAGATGCAACGCGGCATGCCGCCGCTGTACGCCATGATGCCGACCTTCGAGAGGTAATAGAGCGTTTCGCCCGCCACGGCGAGGCTCTTGTGGCTGCCCTTCATCACGCCGAGAACAGCACTTGACATGAGTTGGAAGTTTGTCGGAATCGTGCCGTACATCTTGAATATTTTGTCTTCTTTGAAAAAACACGGGTAGCCAAGATAGCTCACGCACGCCGTGAACGCTCCCGCCGTGCCGCTCTCCACGCTGAACGCGTCCGTGGATAGCCCGTCAAACACATTCCAGTTGTACGGATCGCCGAGCTTTGAAGCAAAGATGCTGTCGCCCTTGCAGCCCCACACGCGGTTTTCGTTCGTGCAGACGAAGTCCATATCGGGAACGCTGCGCTTGAGCGTGACTGTTCCGGGCTCCGTGATGCTTTCCTGCCCGTCGGGCAGGCGGAAGGTGTTTTCATAAAAGCGCAGCGTCTTTTTGTCCTCGCTGATCTCCCGGATGATGGGTGTGCGGTTGTTGTAGGTCTCCTTTGTGCAGCCCGAGATCGTCACGGCGTCGCCCACGTTGAATGGGAACGCCGCGCCGGTCGTCGTGATGCTGTTTGCTGCCGCCTTTTCGTCGGCATACGTGCCATTCCCGAATTTCAGCCCCGTCGCGGCGTAGCTCGCCTCCATCGGCTTGATCGTGCCGTCCTTTTCGCACACGATCTTGTCGGGAAAGATGAGCACGCGCTCGCCCAGTGCACAGAAAGTCTTTTCGCTGTCTGCGACCGTCGTCTTCTCTTCACCGTTGATGTAGAGCTTCGTTCCGTACACCTCGTATAGCTTGCCCGCACTGAAAATGCCGTTCGCCTTGCCCATACCCTTGCGGACGGTATAGCGCCGCGCACGTGGAGCAAGAAGCGGGAAGTATCGCGCCGACAGGTTCTGCATGTCGTAGAGCTCGCCGCCCGCCGCACCGAACGTGTGGTTAATGCCGCCGAATTTCTCCTGCTGCACGCGCCGGTTCGTATATGCCGTGATCTCAGGCAGTCTCATCTTTCACCGCTCCTCTTGCTTCGCCCGGTGTATCGCCTTTCTCGCCCACCGGGGCTTCTGTTGCGTCACAGATCGTCACGATATTGCGAAGCGACTGGCGCACCGCCGCCACCACGTCCACCGCGTCGCCGTTGACGTTCAAAATGCCGATCAGGCGCATCGCGTGCGCCGCTTCCTGCTTGATCTTTTCGTTCATGCTGATTCCTCCAATCGTTTCAGCCGTTCTTCCTGCTCGCGCACCTTCGCCCACAGGACAGGGATAAACTCGCTGTAGCGCAGAAAATAGGTCTCGCTGCCGTCCTTGCGCTTGGCCGCCGCCCAGCCCGCGAACTCCTGCGACGTGATCCCGCATTTCTGCATCGCCGCCTCTACCTCCTGCGCGATGAAGCCGGTGTGGAAGCGCCCGCTCGTGCCGCTGTTCAGCTTGTAGCGCTTCGGCTCGACGAGCTCAAGCATGCGCACGTACTTCTCCGGCAGCGCCTCAATGCTGTTCTTGATGTTTCGGTCGGACCCGTTCAGTTCGTTCGTGCTGCAATAGATCGCGCTCCAAACGAAATTCGGCGCACCAAGATTGTACCGGTTATCTGCATTCGGGGCGAAATCGCCGCGGCAATCAATGAAGTCGTAGTCGAAATTGAGCGCTGATCTTCCGTTATTCCCCGACAGATACAGGTTTCCGCTCGTCGCGTTCAACTCCATCGCCTTGCTCTCGAGCGTCATTTTGTAGTCCGCCGTGCTGGCGTACTCCGTGTAGATGTCCCCACAGCGTCGTCCCTCATCATTGCGCACGGTGATCCTGTCCCCTTCAATCTCCGTCGCCGTCAGCGTTCCATAGATGTTCACCGCGTCCACGTAGAGGTCAACGCTGCCCGTGCTTGCAATCTGTGCGCCGTTGTAATTGAGTTTGAAGACCGTCCCATTCTCGCCGCTCGTTGCGGCCAGCGTGAAGCCCTGGGCGCTCTGGTCAAAGATGCTCTGCGCCTGCGTTGCGTCGATCTTGGTGCGTACCGTCGCGCGGATGCCGTTCACGTCGGTCTTGATGTTAGTGATCGCGCCGTCAAGGTTTGAAACACTTACCTGCAAGCCCTTTGCCGTTGTGTAAAGCTGCGTGATGTTCCCCTCGGCGTCGCTAAGTCGAGCATCTAATCCTTTTGCTGTAATGGAAATTTCATTTACATTCTTGTCCGTATCCTCGATCTTGGCGTAGATCGGCTCGGAAATATTCTTGATAAACTCGCTTAGTGCATTCTGATTGATGTTGCTCCCGTCCAGATTGAAGAGCGTATACCGAAGCTGTTCCAGAAGCACGAAAAGGTAGTCATAGACCCCGTTGATCTGCTCCTGCGTGTCTTTGCCTTCCCCGTTCGGGAAGGTCGTCTCCACCAGCTGAAATGTCGTCGGCACTTGTCATCACACCTTCCAGTTGCCCTTGCTCTCTTTTCGGTTCTCGCGCCGCCACCATGCCATAGCATCGGCCACCGCCTCGTTGGCAATGGCATGGTCGTTGGCATAGAGCGCGCTGTCCTGATTGTAGGCGTCGAGCTGCGCTGCCAGATACAGGTGGTAACACTCGTTGTGCCCGTCCGGAAGCAGCAATTCCATATCCTCGACGCTCGCGGTGTCATCCTCCACACTCACCTTGAGGGTGGGTGCTTCCGCCCCCATCATCTCGGCGATTCGGTGCTCAAGCACCATGAGGATTTCCGCCTTGCGCGGCGTGCTCAATTTGTTAGGCCGCAGCGCGTCCGCGTCACGGATAGCTTTCAGCATTTTCATACATTAGACCTCCGTGAAATACTGTCCCGTCAACTCATGCGGCAGATACTGCAAGACGATCTTCCCGCCCGCGGCCTCGCCGGTACGCTCGCACTTGTACGTCTTGCCGTCCTCGCTGTCGAGGTAGTACTTGCCGTACTCGTACTCCATGCCGCGGCTTGCGGGGATGGGGTCTGCCTGCGTGCCCGCGTGGGTAACGTCGATCACGACCCACAGCGCGGGCGTCTTGTCCGGCGTCCAGTCGGCCTGCGAGGTATGCGCCTGCCGACACTTGTACACCTTGCCGCCGTAGCTCCTGCGGTCGCCCTCCGCGTAAGCAACAGGATACGCCCATGCTGCGATGAGTTCCGGCACGCTCGCCGCCTCGCCGTCGCTCAGGCTGACCGCCGCCTGCTCGATGATGGGCCGCAGCTTCACCGCACGGGCATATGTGACCGGCGCGCCCGCAAGGGCGGTAACGGTCGCTTTGGCGCTCTCGGTTTCCGTGGGCTTGCCCATCTTGATAGATACGGTGCCGTCGCGGTGGTCAGTGATGGCCCCGCTCAGACTGTACGCGCTGTTGTCCCACTCGTTGACGACCTCCTCGGTCTCGCCCGTTGGATTGCCGTCGTTGTCAAGCTTGTTCACTGTCTCGCGCAGCACGATGCTCCACGGCGTGTTGTCAGTCAGCAGTGCCGCGACCTCGGCGGAGGTCATCGTGAGTGTGATGGTCTTGGTGTCGCGCTCGCCCCACGAGCGGTCTTTGGGGTTGCCGTTGATCTCTGCGGGGTATTCGGTGTTGTTGACTTTGATGTAGATTGCCATAAATAATCAGTCCTTTCTTTTCTTTAGAAGCAGAAGCCGAAGGCCACGCCACGGATAGCATTTGCACCACTGTTTATAGAACTACCTGTGCTTTTGACAGTACAATAATATCTGGTGCTACCAGCAGATGGAGAACGCTCCCACCAGTCGTATGCACTGCCGTTAAAGTTCTTCACCGTGCTGTTACCAGCTTTGTAGTAGTCGTACTGCGTGCCTTCACCTGAGTTGGAGTTAATGGAACTACCAAAAACTTCAACCTCGCTCAGTAAGAATAGGCTATCTTTCGTAGTTACGAGCACGTGGCTCCGACCGCTGCTCGCGGAAATTTTGTTCACCTCACGGATGCCGCTCTGTACGTCCGCAGGCATCTGCTTCAACATAATGGGCAAGTGCTCTACTCGCATAGAGCATTGTGTCCAACCCATGGCATTTGAAGCAGTGGAGTGCATTGCCTTTGCTATCTTATAGCAATCATGCAGTTGGAACGTCAGCGGAGCTTTGCCCGATCCGTCTGAATAGTCGTCGTGGTTCTTGCCGATGATGTCGATCAGATAGTCCGAGCCGCCAATGGTCATGGGTTTCTGGTCTGCCACCTTCCATGCGTCGGGCACTTCATTGTTGTGACATGCCTCGATGATCTGCTCCCACGTGTTGTTGGCAAATACCGGGTCGTAGCTCGGCTTAAACGTAATGTCATACCCCGTGCCGTCAATCAGCGTCCTGCCCTTGAGGATGTTATACACCGTGCCGTCAACCATGCACTTCCCGCCCTTCACTTCGTAGACCGTGCCGTTGACGAGAGTTTTGTGTGTAGCGGGCGGTGGGGGCGGCGTGACATTGCCCGAGCTGTCGACTTCCATGTCCTGCGGGAGCATCAAAGCGGGGCGAATGCCGCTCGAGTTGGATGCGTAGTCGTCGTTGTAGCCGCCGTCGGAGTTGACGACCAACACGTAGTTGGCGCTGTAGGTGCTCGGGGAGCGGAGCCACCAAGCAGTGGCCGTACCACTCAGATATGCAATGCGCTTGGAGTCTACTCCGGTGTTCGCGTTGAAGTAATCCAGCTTAGTGCCATCATTCGGTATATAGCTTGCGCCAGCCAAGCCGGCTTCAGGACCGGATAGCAGGAACACCTTGCAGGGCAGCCCGTTCGCGCCGCTCTGGTCGGTGCCGTCCGAACCGCCGTTCTTGCGATAGGGAATCTTCACCTGCTTAATGGCGTCCTTGATATTGCTGTCGAATAGGTTAAGAAACGTGCTGTTCAGGTAGGCGTGGATGTCGCTGCTTTCGTACTTGTTGATGTCTCCGCTCTGCCAGACACGATTCTCGTAGATATCCTTCATCAACAGCCAAGTGCCGTTGCAGGAGTCATCGTACATCGATCCGGGCTTGCCCTGATGGACGACAATGAACTCTTTGGCCGTACCGTTTACTTTTAGCTTGACGATACTGCCGACGGCTTTACTGCCGAGTTTTGCATTTGCCATCTCAGCACCTCCTTAGCCGTACACCCAGTTGATCGCGTAGTTTTCGGTGGGCGTGGATTCCGATGCGACAAGCGTCTGCTTGGTGATGTTGCCGGATGCGATGTAGTCGCTTCCTCGCGTCGCCGCCACCAGCCCGCCCGAGCCGTTGCCCTTGATGAGAGATGTAGTGGAGGGGACAGTCGGAACACTGATCGTGACCGCGCCCGTCTTACCGTTGACCGACGTGACCGGCGCACTCTGCAAAGCGCTGTCAGCCTTGCCCAAACTTGTCTGCACGTCGTCTGCAAGGTCAGTCTTAGCAACTTTGTCCTTGAATGCAAGAGCTTTGAGGTCGCCTAGCCACTTGGCAATCTTACCAAGCAGTATCGACAACTTCTCACCAGTTGCGATATTGGTACGCGTCTCCGCCGCCGTGAACGCCGCCGTGACGTTGCTGCCGTCGCCGGTCTTATCCAGCTTGCCGGAGATGTCGACCTTCTTCGCCGCTTCTGCCGCGATCTCGTTGACGTCAGCAGGTGTGAAGTAGTCTGTGCCTTTGACCGGCGTTTTGCCATCTGCACCAGCTGGGCCAGTCTCGCCCTGCGGTCCCCTTGGCCCCTCTGAGCCGGTATCTCCCTTCGCGCCATCCGCTCCGGCAGGGCCTTGAGGACCAGTCTCGCCGGGGTCTCCTTTCGGACCCTGCGGACCCTCTGGCCCCGTGTCGCCTTTCGCGCCCTGCAAGGGGCCGTTGTTGACGAACTCTCCGGTAATGCCGTCGAAAATGTAGATGTCATAGGGCGCCGCCGTGCCCACGCCGTAGGCATCGCCTGCCGCTGCGGTCGCTTTCTGCGCGGCGTCGAGCGCCGCCTTCGTGTCGTAGTAGCCCAGCACCGTGAAGCCCTTTCCGGTTTCACCGCGTGGGCCCTGCTCGCCTTGAACGCCCTGTTCGCCGCGCGGGCCTTGCGGGCCTTGCGGGCCGATGGGGCCGGTCTCGCCGGTCAATCCCTGCGGCCCCTGCTTGCCCTCCGGGCCTTGCGCACCGGTCGCGCCAACCTCGCCTTTCTCGCCCTTCGGGCCTGTCTCACCCTGAATGCCCTGTGGGCCTCGCGGGCCGGTTTCGCCCTTTTCTCCCTGCGCTCCTGTGTCACCGGTATCGCCCTTGTCTCCCTTGGGGCCGACTTCGCCCTGCGGGCCGGTCGCGGCAACGCCCGTGTCGGCAAAAGCGCCCGCCGTGGCGTCCCACTTGAACCAGTTGCCCGTGGTCTCGTCGACGTAGGGCATCTTGGAAACCGCCGTCTCCGCATCCGCCGCCGCCTGCAAAACTTCGTCGACCCAGCTTTGGTAGGCCGGAGGCGGTGTCTCTCCGCTGTTTTCCAGCGTTTCGCGCACGCGTGTTTTATATATCTGGCTCTTCACAATGGTATCGCCAACGGTATAGCGCAGCTCTGCCGCGCCTTCACCGGACACCGCCGTATCAACGCTCGATACCAGCCACACGAGCGCGCCGTCCTCTTCTGTCACCGTCACGGGATACGGCTGCGCATCGCCGTTTCGCTGCACGATCAGGCTCGCCACGCCCTCGCCATAGCCATCGCGCCACTTTCCCAGCACGTCAAAGACGACCTTGCGCGCCTGATTCTCGCCCCTGCGCCCGAGCTTGATCTCTTCGAACGCGTAAGCATTTTCAATAACCATGTTGTCACCTCTCTTATGGAAAACGGCGCAGCAAGAGCGACTTTTTCGTCCCTTGCTGCGCCGTGTCGCAACTCATTTTTCGTGTCTCGCGGTCGTATTCACTTACGCGTTGTGGGCCTTCGCGCTCTCAACGTAGTCGCTGCTCATCGTCTGGATGAGATTTGCGGTCGAGGCATCCTGTCTCATCTGGTTCTGGATGGCCCACAGGAACTTTCTCTTGACCTGCACGGTCACACCGCGCTGGATCAGGCAGCTTTCGCCGTTCACGCACACCAGCAGGTCATCCTTGTACTTGCCGCTGTCCTTGAACAGGCGGACGCTGACGTATTCCTCGCCTGCGCGATCGGCGTTCACAGCCGCAACGGCGTTTTTTGCTTCGCTCATCGGTCTTTCCTCCGTTTCAGTGTCGGGGGCGGCGTTCGCAGCCGCCCCCTTGGTGGTTAGGTCAGCGGGGTCTCGTCAAACGTAGAAGTGGTCTCCACGCGAATCATATATGCCTCAACCAGACGTTCGGCGACCTTGGTCGCCTTCCAGCCGACGGTTGCACGCTGGTTCAGCGGGTCAGCCGTACCGGCAGATCCGAGCGGCTTGACGATGTGTTCAAGGCCACCACCGGTCAGCTCGGTCGTGCCGTAAGCCTCCGCGCCCATGATGAGGGTGGAGTAGACGTTGCGGCCCTTCGCACCGGCTTCGCCCGGATAGATGGCGGTCGACGCCGTCGGGGTGGCAGCAGGCGCTTCTTTCAACGTGATCGTCGCGCTGCCAGCACCCGCAGCCGTGGCGCTCTCGATCTCAAGAAGCGCACCACCGATGACGACCTCACGGCCAGCCAACTTTGCAGCGTCAGCAGTGGTGATGACCTCGTTTACGGTCAGAACCTTGCCGGATGCGCTCTTGACGGTCAGGTCGCGTGCGCCCTCGGTCAGGTCGTCGGCGTGGAACACCTTCGCTTCGGTCGTCTCGATGAAGCGGACGCCCGCGATCTTGCCGATCTCGTCGTCGTAGATGTTGCTGGTGTCCTTGTACTCGTGCGGGCGCTTCCAGTCAGGGTCATCCTGAATGTCGTAGGAACAGTCAGGGTGAATAATGGCCCAGTAGGAGCCCTCATAGCGCGGGGCGTTCATGGTTTTCAGGAAGCGAACCGCCTTGCGGACGGCACGCACCGTGAAATAGTGGTTGCCCGTGGTCTCGCCGCCAACTAGCAGATGGCGGCCCGTCACCTGACCTTCGCCGTACTGGACGTTGGAGCCACCGTTGATGACCTCGCGGGTGATGGTGTCGAGCGTGCGGCCCGCCTGAGAGCCGAGCAGCACCGTCGCTTCCTGCAGGTTGTTGTCGATGGCGGTCAGGTCGAGGATATCGGAAATCTCGACGAAATCGCCGTACTGGTCGACCTGCGCGGTCAGCGTGGTCATGGACAGCTTACGGCCCTTGGGCGTAACGCCTTCGGTGATGGGCGTCAAGGCCTTGGGCAGCGGATCATACTTGCGGAACTCGATCTCCTTGCCCTTGCCCTTGGGGATGTTGCGCTTCTGCGCGAAGCGGTCATGCACCAGCTCAGGTTCAGCATTGTCGATCAGGGTGTCGCAGTAGTAGGTCTTCATCTCGCCCGAGAGACCGGCATCGGTCGTCACATTCGTCTGGCCCTCAAACAGGCTCAGAATGACGGGCAGAATGAAAATGTCTTTAAATTTCTTCATAGAGTTTTGTCTCCCTTCTTACAGTCGGTAAATTAGGCGGGCATCAGAATACGATGCGCTCGCCGCGCCGCACGCGCCTTGCGATCTCTGCGCGGTCGGCCTTCGTGAATTTGCTCGGGTCACTCTTGACAATGACCCCCGGCTGGGAAGTGGTTCCGTTCTCGTTTGGGCGCATTCCTTTCGCGCGGACGTTGTCCATCACGCGCTTTTCCATCTCTGCCGCAGCTTTCGCCGCGCTGCGAGCCTGAATGTCGCCTAAATGGGATACCTCGTAAGCGTCTTTTACAGGAACGCCAGCGCGCAGCATCGCAATGAAGCGCGGATTCTCCGCGACTTCGCGCTTGAGGTCGAAGTCAGGGTACTCACCCGGCGCGTCCGCCGTTCCGACCAGCTCACTCGCCTGACGAATCCAGTCGTTATATGTCTCGTCGGCTTTCTGCTGGCGCTGCCTGTCTTCTTCCTGACGTTTGAGCGCTTCGTTTTCCTGCTGCATCCGCGCATACTCGCGGTACTGTTCAACGCTCATGCCCATGCTCTCCGCTTCCGCATTGTAGAGCACGCTGTTGAGCGCCGCATCGCCCTCAAAAGCCGCACGCAGCTTGCTCATATTGCCGTCCGCCACGCCATAATGGCGCATCAGTGTGTCGATAATGGGCTGCGAATCGGCGATTTTCTGGTCTTTAGCCTTCTCTTCGCCAAATCTGCGGTTGATGATGCGCTGTGTCTCCGCGGTATAGACGTCCTTGTACTTGCCGTTTACGAGATCAAGGAACTCCTTTTTGAGGTCTTCCCCGCCTTTTTCCGCAGCCCCGGCGTCGTGCTGCTGCATCTTCACGCCCTCGCCTTTCGGCTCGCCAGAAGAGGCTCCCGTATCATCAGGTGTCTCCTGCTTGCCGAACACGACGTTGGCGTATTCGCCCGTTTTGCCCTTCCGGGTGGGAGAAGAGCTTGCATTCGTGGTCTCGCCCTGTGTGCTCGCGCCTCCCTCAGCGCCGCCCGATGCACCGGCAGCGGCTCCCGCAGCGGCAGTGCCGCCGTCAAAGAGGCTCAGGATCACGCGAAGCGTGGTTTTGAGGTTCATGGTATCCCTCCTGCTTGTCAAATCGCGGATATTCGGCCCTCCGTGTAGGCCGTGCAGCGCTTCCCATCATCCGCAGGGGAGGGGAGCGCGGCGAAAAGATGAAGAAAAACGCCGGCCCTCCCTCGCGGGCGTATGAATAGGAGGAAGCCACTCGCACGCCTAAAGCGTAACATGCGGCTTCCTCCGTCTCACCACGGGTGAGAAAAAAATTTTAATTTTCTTCGATGCACTCGCAGATCGCGTCCGGCCTCGTGGCCTCAAGCTGCTTGAGCCCGATGCAGGCCGCAAGAAATGCCGCCTCGATGCGCTCATCGCCGCCGCAGTGGATGAGAAAGCGCGGCGCACCCTCGTCTATCTCGAAGCCGTAGACCTCGCACTCTCCCTCGGCTTCCATGTTCTTCACATAGCCACCGAAAGCGTACATCACGCCAGTAATGTAGTTGCAGCATTTCTCGTCCGCCGAATGGCCTTCGCACAGGATCATGTAGCGACCGATCTCGTGCTCGATGTGAACCATCGTCATGCGCTTACACCCCCGGCATCGCCGCACTGCTGCCCGTGTCCATGTTCGGCTTAGACTGTTCGGCAAGCTTCTGCATGTATGGCGTCTGCGCGCTCTGCGCGTCGGCGTTCTTGCTCTCAATTCCGCCACTGCTGCCGCTCTTGCGTGTCGAGCCGCCGCTCTGCGTGCCGCCCGCCATTCCGATGCCCATGTCCTGTCCCGTAAGCTGCTGGATAACCGCGAGAGCCTTTTGCAGCTGCTCGCTCTGCTGCTGCACGACGTTGTAGAGCGTCGCGCCCTCGTTGACCTGGCTCTTGATCTTGTCGATGCCCTCAAAATCCATCATGTCGAGCGCGATCATGCTCTCCTGCGCCCTGTCGGGGGAGAAGAAGCCCAGCGAATAGAGCTCCTTTGCCCGCTCGTTCTGTTCCGCGCGGGAGAATGGGTTCTTCTTCTGTGCCTTGATCTTGATGTCAAAGACCGGCCTGCGGAACAGGTCATTGCCGAGGCTGTCCACACCCGTCACCTGATCGCCAAGCTCGTTCACGCCGATTTGCGCATACTCGTATGGCATTTCATTTGTGATGCGGAAAGTGCGCACTGCATCGTAGAACTGCCGCATGCGCTCAATACACAGCTTTACGATCTTCGCCTGCGCGCGGTAGCACGCCGAAATCATATCGCGGCTCGCCTTGTTGCCCGCCTCCTGAAGCGCAGAAATAGCCGCCGCAGCCGTCGCGCCGCTGGATGTGCCGCCGTTGGACACGTCGCGGTTTGAGCTCGTTTCCTTCATCTCGTCGATCTTCATCTGCACGATATTCGCGTAGATGGAATCGAGCGGGCGCGTCGTTACCTCGCGGAGCCTGCTCTCGTCGATCTGGCCGGACACGTGGATGATCGGCTTTCGCCAGTCAAGGAACTCTTCTTCGTTGATGTTCAGGCTTTCACTCGCGAAATACCGGCGCTTGCTGCCCATCATTGAAGTTTCGAGGATGTTGCCCCAAAGCTTGTCAATGTAGAGCTGCGGATCCTTTGCAATGGCCGTATATCCAAATCCCGCAGGTGTTCCCTTCTCGGGGAACAGCACGTCGAACACAAACGGATATTCCCCGTCTTCGTAGAATCCGCCCTCCGCATATTCGGGGTCGTTTTCGCTGGCGTAGATGATATGCTCCTCGTCGACGAACTTCGCGTAGTGCAGCACCGTTCGCCCGTCTGCGGTCTTCTTGCGGTAATACCAGTCGATCACGGCGACCTTGTTGCTCGTGTCCACCGTGTCGTCGTACTCGTATTTCGCCGTTTCAATGCTGCTGCCGCTGAGCTTATCCGCAAACTGCGGGTATTCGTCCTCGATGATGTCGCGGTCGACGAGCGCCACCGTAAACACGTTGCGGCTCTTCTGGATGTCCTCAACACCCGGCTCCCAGAAGATATTCAGCGGGTCAATACCCTCGATAGCGATGTCGCCGAGCCCATTGTCTTTCCCCTTGTCCCAGAACACGCCGTAGATCGCCACGCCGTGTTTGAGCTTTTCCCACCACTCGAAGCTGTATGTGCTGTCAAATTCGTTGTATTCCATGATGACCGGCAGCACGGACGAGAGCGTCTGCGCGCTTTCCTCGTCGCTCTGCTCGCGAGGCAGGCATACGGGCTCGGGGTAGTTGTCCATCGCGTCGGCGTGTTTATTCATGATCGAGTTAAACAACCACGCACTCGCAGGCTCTGGCGATTCCCCCGCATCTTTCGTCCCGCGTCGGATATCCTCCCAATGCCGCAGCTTCCACCAGCGTTCCTCGCTGATGATGCGGTTCTCGAAGTTGCTCTTGCCCTGCTTGTACTTTTGCAGCGTTTCTACGGCGTCGCCGATCTCCTTGCTGCCGATGGCTGCGCCGCTGCTCATCGCCGCGTCGCTGTCGCGGAATGCGCCTACAAGCGGCGCTTCTGCCTTTGCATCCAACATCGCAGCAGCGCCAGCCGCGTCGGCCTGCTGCTGCGTCTGCGGGAATTTTCTCGTCCCTGCCATGTCTTCCCCTCCTGTCAGTTGTGTTGGAACCACGCGTATCTGTCGTAGCTCGGCGTATTGATGTCCAGCGGGTCGTACAAGACCGGCTTCGGCGTCTTATTTACCCGCGCCGCAATGGGATTCTCCATGCACACATAGCGTGTCATGTCATAGATATGATCCTCCTGCTCGGTGTTCACGTCCTCAACGTCCTTTTCGTCGTAAACGAGGTTTGGCACCGTGCGGATAAAATTCTTGCACGTATCGAAGATATACAGCATCGGAATGCCGTTCTCATCGAACGCGAAGCGGTTGTGCAGCTGCATCTTGCCATCAATGCGGGCGTTATCCCCCTTCTCGAAGTAGACGCGCTCACGCTCAAAGAGAGCGCCGATGCTCTCCGTGCCCTGCGTGCCCCAAATGGCGGGGTCGCCCACACGGAAGATGTGCCGCCCCTTGAGATTCGGGTCTTCGGCCTCGATACGCTTCATCTCGCGGGCCACCGCCGTCGGTTCCATCTTCACGCCCTCATTCGGCGTGCCCGTGCAGCCGTAATATTCCCGGATGTGGTAGAGCCGCCTATCTTGGTCGACCGCGAACCAGCCGATGGCGAACGGCCTTGAATATCCCCAGTCCATTGCGCACCAGATCGGCCACTCTTTCGGCACCTGAAAAGGCGTGATGACGTGCGTATGGATGCGGTCTCGGTAGTGTTCGCTGTCATTGCGCCACTCGGTAAACACCTGCCCGGAGAACGTGTCCCAGTCGCCGTAGAGCAGTGCGTTCTTCTCTGCCTCCGGCATCGACGCAAGGCGCGTCAAATAGCTGTCGTCGTTCTTGAGCAGTATCTTATTGTCGAATACCGTGCTCGGCACAAAGATGCGGCTCTTCTGCCGATGTTCTTCGTGCCCATCTGGAAAGCGCACGACGGCATCCTCGCGGATGGTCCTCATTGGCGGCGCTGCCGTGATGAAACGTTCCTTGACCCATCCGTGCCCCACACCGCCGGGGTTCGCCGTGCTGCGGATGTATACACGCGTCCCCGGCCCGTTCGGTCGGTTTCGGGAAAAGAGGTAGCTGTATTCTTCCCATGTAAAGTGGGTCAGCTCGTCGAATGCGATAAAGTCATACGCCTGCCCCTGATACTTGATCTTGTCCTTTGCATACTGCATCGAGCCGAAGAGTATTTTCGCCCCGCTCGGGAATGTCCATGTGTGGCTGCTGCCGTTGTAACGCGCGCCCGGATAGATACGCGGGTAGTAGTTCAGCGTCTTGTCAATGAGCTCGGCAAGCTGCGGGAAGGTCTTTCGCAGGATGATCGCCTTGTAATACGGGATATCCACCTGCCGCAATGCCTCAATGACCAACGCATCGGATTTTCCACCGCCTAACCGGCTGCGCCGCCGTATAGAGCCTCGTCCTCCCAGCGGCTCATGAAGAGCGCCTGTTTGGGCTGCGGCTTCCATACCACGCTACGCTTCGCCATTCGCATCACCTCCAGCGTCCTTCGGAACAGGCATTACCGCGGGCAGCTCTGCCACACCGCACGCGGTCTCTCCGCCGTCTTCCTTCTTCTCGTCATTTACCCAGCGGAAGTTGTATCTCAGGCTGAATTCCGCGCCACGCTGACCGTCTCGGTCGAAGAGCCGTTCCTCGGCATAAGCCTCGATGCGGGCCTTCGCGCGCGTAACCGTGTCAACGAATCCTTTCTTTGCCTGATAGTTCATCAGCGCTTGCCTGCTCGTAAATCCCAGCGCAAGCGCGAGCCCCGTCACCGTCGGTGGGCGCTGATGAATGATAAACGGCTGCCCGGATTTGTCGAGGATCGGCATCCCATCATCCCCGATAATCGGCTCGCCCTTGCAATCCTCGAAGTATTGGTCAATGACGGCCTGCATTTCTTCGACCGTCGCATATTTGGGATGACACCCCGCTTTTGCCATGCCGCCACCGCCTTTCTTTTTTATGCTGCAAGCCCCCCCGTCCTCGGCCTTATCGCGCAGCATTCTTATCCCCGCTCGAGGAACCGAGCTTCCTATTTCCGACGGTAACACGCCATCTTTTATTTCTCACCACGGGCGCGGAAACTTTCTCTTCCCCTTTCTGCGCTTCCCTCTGTATAGTTACATACACACAACATAGATACATCCTGCGTATAGCCCCCTCTCTCCCTATCCCCCCTATAATCCCCCCTTCCCCTCTCTCTCCCACAGCAAAAAAGAAGCAGGGCTTCCGCCCTGCCTCTCTTTATGCCATTTTGAGCTTTCTCTTCACCCACGCCCACAGGTTACGCCACGGGTGGGCTTCTGCGTAATTGGCGCGATGCTCTGCGTTGTATCGCCCGTCACGCATTACATCAATGACCGTCCCCTTAAAAGCGAGATCATTGTTCGCCCGCCCCAGCGCCGCCTCGGTGTCATTGAGTTTGTTTTTCAAGTCGGCAACTTCTCGCTTCGATGCCTGCCACGCTCTCCAATACTGTTGCCCCTGATCGTTCAAACACTGAGCCGAGTTTTTGGCTGAATCAAAGTCCGCTTTCAGCTTCTCGATCTCGTTGTCCTTGTTGATGGCCTCGCCGTTCATCTGGTCGATCTGCTCGGTCAGTGCGGCGTTTACCCGCTTTAATTCCTGCACTTCTGTCTGCGCGTCCTCCACCATCTTCGCCATCTGGGCTTTGGTGTACTTCTTGATGTTGATGCTCATTCGGCCACCGCTTCCCCGACGATCACCCAGTCATCAGCCAGCATGTCGGCCTGCGAGGCCAGCCATCCGAGCTGTACGCCGGACGTGCCGACAAAGGCAAGCGCTTTGTTTCCGATGGCCTCGTGCTTGGCGTTAATTACCTCGTGCGCGGCGTTCTCGTAGCTGATACGCTCCGCAAGCTCGACGTACTGGTTCTTACCGTTCCAGCCGCGGCGTGCGATCTTCATTCCTTTCTTTGCCGCCTCGATAGCAAGTCCAAAGCTCAGCCCGTCAGTCAGTCGATACGCCTCTTCAAAAACCTGCTTCGGGCTGAAAGATTCGTATCCGTCAGGGTAGCAGACTTTGTAGCCATCTTCCTCGGGGTCCATGCTTCTCGGGATGGGCTGGGTCTTCTCATAGACCTTGCCTCCCTTGCGGATAGCCGGTGCCGCCTCAATAAGTTTCGTTCCGATATACTTTTTCATAGCAAAATTCCTTTCTATTTTCGCCCGCAGGCGTTATTTCATTCGTAGCTGTTCTTCCCGTCCCCGGTCGCTCACGATGCTCACGACCTTGCAGTCGCCGTATCGCTCGATGTCCATGGCGATGCGCTCCTTGATGCCCTGCGCGTCAGCGGCGGGGACGTTGGCTTTAATCGTGATCGTCAGCATGTGTCCTCTCCTTCGGTTCGCCGTAGCTGCAAAAGCCATCTGCGCACATCATTTCAAATGATTTCATACATTTGCCTTTCGGGCCGTCATCTGTCCCATAAGTATCGGGGTCATCATCCCAATGTACACAGTCCTTGCAGCGAGTAACGACCACAGCATCGACGATGGGGATGGCCCTAATATCTGCTGCCTTAGCGTAAAGCTCCCAATTTTCATCTGGTCGCCAATGAATAGCATCCCTGTCAATCAGCCTCATCGCTGACACCTCCGTCCATCTTCGCGCCGCAGTTGGGGCAGAAACCAAAATGGTTGATTACCTGTGCGTAGTATTCCTTGCCGCAATTCGAGCATTTCGCAAAGCCCTGCCGCCAATTACCGTTCTCGTCAAAACACGGCTCGAAGCACCCATGCACCACCGGGGCCACGTCGGCGGTGGGCGTATACTCAGGGTAGGAAATCATCTTAATTGCCTCCTGAATGGTGCCATTTTCTTTTCGGTATTCTCTATTTCCAAGACTTCTGAGCAGCTCAACTGTTTTTTCTCTCTCAATGTATTCAGCCATTGTCCGCCCTCCCATAAAACGTCTCTAAGTCATCCTGCGCCTTGTCAACAAAATCGGGGCAAGCCAAACATTCCGGCAGCGGGCTATCCGTCATCGGGTCAACCCACCCGAGGCAGTAGACGCGATACTTCTTGCCGTCATACCATTCACGGGACGGGCGTCCTCTCTTGCCCCGCGCGCACTTAACGGTTGCCATTGTCATCCCTCCTGTTCCATGCTTCGATTACCGTTTCTACGGCGTTGCTTTCGTATTCCATATTGTCCGTCAGAATCATTGTGCCTACATAGCATTTAGAGCAAATTACTCTTACGCCGCCACTTACAAACAACCGTGCTTTACCGCCGCAGAGCGGGCACGGTTTTAATTCAACCATCCTTCATCGCCTCCAATGCTTTCTCCGCCTCCTCGTGGGTCAGGAATGTCCCGATGTATTTGTGCATCCCCATTTTGCCAATAAGCTTTACCGCTTCGGTCACGGTGTTTATTTTGAGCGTTGCAATCACAGGGTTATCGGGATTTCCCACAAATAACCGATACACCGCATCGCCCACCTTGCACGGCAGCACCACCAGCCGCCCGTCCTTGTCGGCCTCGGCCAGCCAGCGGAATCTGTCCAGTGCTTCACTGGCTTTTTGGTTTCCGATTAAATCCTGAAGAAACACCGCATAAGATTGAAACTCCTCCGGTGTCAGCCCCGTGTCCTCATAGGCGCGCAGGTCTTCCCGGTTCCTCAAATAGTCCAGAATGAGCTGCTGCACCACGAACCGCTGCGTTATCGGCCACGCCGCGATCTGCTCTTGCAGCTTTTTCAATGCTTCGTCCGAAACCATCACTCCACCTCCTGCAGCTTACTAATCCCTTTTCGGATCACATCGCCGCCGTAAGCATCTTTTGTCAACTCCAAGAACTCCGTCAGCGTCATCATTCCATGCTCGAGGTCAACACCGTGATCGCGGGCAAACTGCTTTCGCCCCATGTCACACGAACCGGTCAAACGGTGGTGCCAATCGTAAAAATACTGCGTCGGATACGTTTTTTCGCGGTCTGTTTCACGCAGGAACGCATCAATGCGCTCATCTTCCGGCATATCCTCGAAAAGCTTGTCTCGAAGAGCCTCCATTGCTCCGCGCAGCGTTTCGCCGTGCGCAAAAACATTTTCCTGCTTGACGATGTAGCACGGTGTGAGCGTCAAATCCTCGTTCACGATTGCCCCATGCGCGGTGTTGCCGCGCACAGAGCGAATCAGCGTGTTTACACCGTCAATTCGAAAAACCGGCTCTCCGTTGAAACTTTTAATGCCGGAGCCGTCGCCGTAGCCGGAGCCGTAGCCGTAGCCGTAGCCGTAGCCGGAGCCGTCGCCGGAGCCGTCGCCGGAGCCGGAGCCGTCGCCGGAGCCGTCGCCGGAGCCGTCGCCGGAGCCGTCGCCGGAGCCGTAGCCGGAGCCGGAGCCGTAGCCGGAGCCGTAGCCGTAGCCGTCGCCGGAGCCGTCGCCGGAGCCGTCGCCGTAGCCGTCGCCGGAGCCGGAGCCGTAGCCGGAGCCGTAGCCGTAGCCGTCGC